AGACCATATAGAGCTTGCCACAGTGCTTGATACAGCTTAATCATCTCCGGGTCAGTTAAGAACTTCTTAGTCACTCTGATGTCAGCTTTTCCCTTACGGATAACTGCACGGGCGGTGTGGATAGCTGATTGAATCGTAGTCATTGTTGTGTCCTCAATGGTTACACTCCTAGCATAGCTCAGCTACCTTCAGGTGTCAACCCCCGATGCAAAGGTTTTGATCAAGTCCTCACGGGTTATCGGCTTAGCCTTATCAGCTTCCATCCGTGCGGCAATCTGTTCTTTCTCCTTTTCCTCATCAGTCATGTTATACCAATTATTCAGTTGAGCGAATGTAAAAATCTGCCTAAGCGTGTACCTATCCATCGCTCCCACGTCCAGGTGTTTGTGGCAAATAAACCTAGCTAGGTCGAACAGGTTATGCTCGAACTGAGGGCTGTACTTTAATTTTTTTTTACGTGTGGAACACCTACATCGTGAATCCAGAATACAAGGGGCTGATTGGTTTCGTCGCACCAGAAAACCATCTCCTCAATCTGCTTAGGACTGAGCTTGCTTAGAGGATCTTCGATGCCTAACAGGGTGAAAATTTCTAGCATAGCATCCCTGAAGATGTTCCCTGATTGCCAGCACTGGATAAACGTCAGAGGTGCATCTGTAGTGAGTGATCCGATGTAGGTCATAGCCCCAGCCCATAGCAGACTGATTCGCTCAAAGGTGGACATAGGAACAGCAGAAACCATCACCTGACGCTGACCCGGCAAGTTAATAATCAAGCCGTCTCTGCTGTCTTTCAGGACGATGTTACCAGGAGTGGTTACGGGTTTATCAGCCACAGTTACTATCTTCTAAAAATAGTCCACTGTGCAGATTATTGTGCTAAACTAGAGCCAGTTACCAAGGTTATGAGGCTATCTGACTATATGGCGATCGCTATAGGACTGATCATCGGATTCTTGCTAGTCGTGACCTATACCCCCAACGACGTAGCTCCTATTGTTAGTGAAGAGCGAGGTTCAGGACGATGAAAACTATCAAACTGGCAATTGCTGATCTGTTGTTTGACATGGGACTGTTCCTGATTAGCCTAGCCGTCAGGATTGACCCTGACACGTTCGCTCTCTATGAGGATGACTGTGAGAACTAAGTAGCCTCTAGCTTTTCAAGGATCTCTTCGAGCGACTTGTCTCGATAGTACTCTTGGAGCGCTATCTCAGGGGTTACTCCTAAATCTCTTAGCTGACTCGCTAGTGATAGCAGGGTCAGCTTTTCTTGTGGGGTAAGTGGGAACGGTTCACCTGTGTTATAGTAGTCTACCCGATAGGTTTCAGAATCATCAAGGTACACATCCAACAAGATTCCATCCGTAGCCGCCATCCTTAAGGTCATTTCTAGTAGCTTAGCCACACCAGATGCAATCATCTTGAGCTTGTCCTCTACGGTGCGTAGCGAAGCCGAGTAAATGATCTTCAGGGCTAGAGAGCTTGCATTGCTGAATCCGCTCACGTCTCTCACGTAGGACAAACCTAGCTGTTGGCAGAAATTCTTTGATAAAATCTCAAGGTAGTCATATAGGTTACTGGGTACTGGGTTAAAGCTAAGAGCCGTCGGGTTCCCACCATCTTCAGGGGACTCACTCTGAAGCACTACGTCTTTCTTGGCGATCGCCTTACGAGTTTCTTTAGGATCAGGCGTAATGATCCAGGGGCGAGAAAAGTACCTAAAGTTAATACTGGGAATTGCACTCTGACGGATTAGCTCGATTGCTAGGTCTATGGTGGTTTCGTCAAAGTCTGGGTAGCCCTCGGAAGCTAGGGACTGGTTGTTACAAATCACCACGGCAGGAACGAATCCGTAGCTGTGAGGATAGTCAGTGTAGCTTACTTCCCCGGTATACTCAAGCAAAACTTTATCGTATACACGGTAATACTCAGCCGTTACGTCCATCCTATAGCTGTGGTCACCTGATACCGACTTAACCCTGATGGACTCTAACCTGCCTAGCTCATCATAAACAGGCTCAAACTCAGAGTATTCAAACTGTTTGATGCGATAAGTTAGACCGTCAGCGGGCAAGGCTACAAGGCATACTTCTCCCGTGATGGCTAAACGCTCCCAGATGTGCTGTAAAGAGTTAATAAGGTTTGACTGGGTTAGCTGTAATTCTAACCACTCGTCCTTAGCTGGGGATTTCAAGTGAGGCACAAACCGGACGTTATAGGCACTCATGAAGCCCCAAACCTCTAGCAAATAGGCACTAATGGGACTAGCCAGCTTAGGGATACGTTCACCAAAATCCACTAGTCTATCATCGGGGGGAGGGATCTTGATGTCAGCCCCGTACAGGTAGTCTAGCAGAATGGTTTCCCTGAGGCGATCTGACCTGGCATAGTAATCTCTCATAGCGGTCTATTCTGTAAATAGACGCACCTATTCTTAGGTTAGAGGCTTTATGATTAGTTCAAATTTCCTAGCCAGTCTGCAACGATACATGATCTTCAAGGGTTACACAGTTTTCAATGGCAGACTCAACATCGCTGTACTGGAAGGCTGTAACCCTGACGGAACAGTGAACAATAACGAGCCAGACCGCTTTAATGATATGATGCTAGTCTGGGACTCCCTAAACAATACCCCCAGGTTGCTATACTCAGGGGTGTGTACGTCTGAGCCTGGAAGGTACTACACTATGAACCCAATGAACCCAGCCGGAGCTGCTAGGATTGCATTCGGTCAGTTTACAGCTTGGCAGTTCGGGTTCCACCAATGGAGACGGGATCATCCTGCTCTAGTTCAAGTCAGACCGATTCCTGTTCATCGGGATGCTGACAAAGACTTCAAACGAACAGGGGACAACGTGCAGGTGGGACTGTTCGGTATCAATATCCACGACGGAAGAAATACACCCGTTGGCGGCTCAATTGGCAGGCACTCAGCGGGCTGTATCGTAACTCCTAGTATCGCTCAGTTTACCCGATTTCTGGATGTGTTGAGAAACTCCAACGAGTTTAAGGTGAATCCTCAACACATCTGGACTGTAACCATAATAGACAACAAAGAGTTTCGGGACTGGAGGGAGAACCGATGACAAAATCTACCACCAAAGGCATACCTCCAGACAGGTTTTATCGGGCTATCCGTGAGGGCACTAAAGAGGTTATTGACACTGAGATGCTGCAACTAGAAAGGATAGCCGTGCAGCGATCTCCATCGGGTGTATCTGGGTCGTTGCGTCAGAGGTGGAACTATACACCCTTTGATGGTAAACAAGCTACACTAGGGCAATCTCAGCGGTATTTCTTGCCCGTAGAGCTGGGACGTAAACCCGGTAAGGGCATCAGTGAAGTAGGACAAAGAGCAGTAGCGCGATGGGCTAAGCTGAAGGCAGGAATCACTGACCCTAAAGACGCTAGAAGCTTTGCCTACCTGCTTTCAGAGAAATATAAGCGTAAGGGACGAGAGCCACAACCGATTATTGACTTACAGCCCAACCTGGAACCTAAGCCAGGCGGTGAACTTGATAAAGCCTTCAAAGAGATAGATAGGGGACTAGACAACCTGAAACCAGGATGACTTTATTCGAGCGTCAAGCACAAGACATTCTAGCCCTTGAGGTTGCACAGAAACAAGCTGTACTATCTACAGTATTCTCAGCTAGGGAAGAAATCCGTCGGGTTATGGCTAACCTACCAGAGGGTTCCAGCCTGATGACCCACTACAGCAACCTCCAGGTTCAGTTTGACGAGATTCTTAGCAGGGTTGACCCTAAGCTAACTACTGTACCCTATGTAGCCGGTCAGGTGTATGGTACTGAGTTGGTTAATCAGTCCTCAGGGGCTAGTCTGTCTTTACCGACCCTTAACCTCCAGGCTATAGCTGCTGTGAATCTAGCCGCTGTGGATAAAATCACAGAGGTTAATGCCCTGCTAAAGTCTACTGTGGCGCAACAGCTAAGGGTGTCTCTTGCTTTAGGTGAGAGCATCACTGAAGCTAGTGAACGGATAGCTTCTGCGGGGTTCCGTCGAGCTATGTGGCGCTATGAGGTTATCGCCCGCACGGTAACTAACGAGATGGCTAACGCTGGGGCTAACTCAACCTACATCAGCCTAGCTAATGACTACCCTAAGCTCAACATCAGGAAACAGTGGTCATCAGTGCTAGACCGTCGAACCTCTGCCGTGTGTCAAACCCTAAATGGGGAAATCCAGCCTGTTGACAAACCATTCAGCTTGGGCTATATGTACCCACCGGCTCTACCTAACTGTCGATCCCGTGTTGTATCCGTTACCGCCAAATACGACCCTACACCTGAGCTAAAGATTGGCGATCGCCTGACGGGAGACTACTTCACTGATGCAGCCGTCAAAGAAGGTAGACGCAGAATCAATCAGATCCCTAACCTGAAACAAGGCTGGTCGGACTACAACAGAGTCAAAGCCCTAGAGTCGAAGCTTATCTTAGCGTTCCCAGACCGTCTAAGCGCGTTGGAGAGTGAACTTTCATCTGGCAAGATTAATCAAAAACAGTTTGCTGAGGCTAAGGCTAATCTCAGGGCTGAATGGGTGAGGACTACTACTGATGGGAAATCCTACCAAGCACTTAAGAACCGCTTAAATGAGTACCCTGAAGCTATCTTCCAAGCGGCTAACAAGACTGCTGAGAAAGAATTAAAAGCCCAAATAGCTCTGGCTGGAATCAAAGAGGGTTACCCCGTTGAGGCTTACTTGGACAGGCATAAAGCTAGTCGGCAAGCTAACCTGTCGGATGCTCATTATGCAATCATCCGGGATACACTGCCTAAAGCCTATAGCATCCAGCCTCAATCAGTGGTTAGGATTGCGCCTGATAAGTGGCTCAATTCTACTGACTCAGCGTGGACAAACAAAGACGGTGCGCCTATTTACATCAGATTCAGTACGACAGAGGGCGATGACTTTCTCCGTAGGTCTATCATCCACGAGTTAAGCCACGGCATCGAGCAAGCTGATCTGGAAACTCTACGCCAGGCAGTAACCCTGAGGGACACCTTACAGACTGGTAAGATAGTTACACGCTATGGTGAAACCTATACAGGTGTATCGTGGTATGGCGACTACGGTGGACGCATCTACTCAGGTGACTTAGCCACAGAGCTATTGACTCACCAATCAGAAGCACTACTTGATGGTTTCGATTTTTTTACAGCAATCGAACGTACCCCTGAAGCTTTATCTTTGTTCTTGTCTAAGCTTGATATATTCATATAAGGTAATCTCATGAGAGAGATAACTTTTAATTGGCAAGGCAAGAAAGTTAAAGCCTATGAGTTCAACATCGCGGGAATGACGATGGTGAGTATGGCAATTGAGACTCTATATGAGATTGCCATCGTACAAGAAATAAAAGCGGCTGGATACCCTTACATGGATCTCAACCGCTTTGCTAATTATTTAGCTGCATCAGGCTATGATGTTGCCGTAGAGAATCCCTACATCGATCTAGCCGAATAGGATAGGGGCATTATTGCTGTAACTCAAGATAGGGGCACTGGGACTCTGGTAAGTGATTCCGGTGGTATTCCCTGATGCTTCCCTAAAGGTTAGCTCGTAGGGGTACACGTAGGGGCACTTAACAAGCGGGTTTATCAGGTCGATGTAGCCCCGGTCGGTTCCTGGGGGTAGTCCATCCGAGCGATCGCCTTGTGTTACTTTGATATCGACGATCTCCCGTGGATTAGTCAAGTCCCATGTCCACTTTTTTTTGGAGTAGGTTACAGCCTCAGGAATACCACGGATGATAGGCTCGTAGGGTGCAGTATTGATCCACCTAACACGGTCGTCAATCAGTTGCATCAAGTCAGTATCTACCGTGAGAATGTCCACCGGGTACTGACTGAATTGCTGACTCAGGTTAGCCAGGATGTCATCAGCCTCGAAAGATAGCATACTAGCTTGGCGGCATTCAGGAATACGCCCCTTGATAATCTCTTTAATTTTGGATATGCCGGGATTATCAGGTCTGCCAGGCTTATACTCGATCCCGTTTATCCTCAGGAGATTGTGTCTCCAATAGCCCTTACCGAAACCGTACTCAGCCTTAGCATCAAAACACCAAATAACCGCTATAGATTCGCCTGTACGGTCAATCAGTCCACCATTACTATCGTAACAGTCGATCAACCTAACTAAGGCATCCCACGGGTTATCCTGACGGTCAGCAATCGCCGCCAATTGGAACGCCACACAGCCAGAATCAATCAAGACAACGCGTTTCATTTTACTCACCTTTTATACCAGTATAGCACGGCTATATTGGTATATGACTGCCTTGACCAGCTTGGAAGAGTTGAAGTTCACACTGAAGAGTCATAAGGCTAGGCTGATGGAGCGGTTCGGGAAGTGTGCTTACTGTGACTCGCGTGAGAACTTAACTCTAGACCACATTGTGCCTAAGAGTCGTCAAGGTTTGAATCACCCTACAAACTTAGTTCTAGCTTGTCAATACTGTAATTGTAAGAAGGGTGACAAAAACATCCACCAGTGGTTACACCTTACCGGGCAATCACTGGCGGATGTGCTGAATCAGAGGATTATTGACTAGTGTTTCAATCTATTGTCCCCTGTGTAACCCTCATAGCGATTCTTACCATTATACCTGTATGATGTGATAGTTAGTTCCGCCGGGCTATCTTCCATCCAGGGTACATACAGGGTTCCATCGAATCCTGGATCAACCCAAGCTGTAGGGATCTCTACCTTAGCTCCCTCGAACACGGTTGTCAGCTTTAAGTCGTGTAAGCAGTTGGGATCTAGCTTCAGGATTCCGCCTCGATGCCAGATAGAGCAGAGCGGGTGGATGTTCCCTGATGCTGGCTCGTAGTGCAACTGAACTGGAATGGATTGCTGAGAGTCAAAGCTGGGAGATTCCTCATCGAACCGAGCAATCGAGATGATGCCTCCCACATAGTCTACACCGATAACTCTATCAGGATCATCGAGGTAGACGTAACGGTCTGTCACCTCAATGATCGTTACCCGTTTCATAACCAGAGTTGACTTGAGCCTAACGATCGTGGACTTGACTTGGGGTGGCTGATCTGGCAGTTTAACCTGGACTGATCCAGAGGGAAAAAACTCACCGTCATCGTCAAAAAGAAAAGGCGCTTGGAACTTGTGACGATCCCCGTAACCAGACAAAGGGGTTACAGTCCACCCTTCATCACCCCAAGAAGGGCAGTCGGTTCGGTTGTACTTCCGGTGCTTGTACGTGAACTCAGGGGTAAATAGCATAATGCTCCTATAAGATAAATTGGTTTCCGTTACCATCACGTAAGCTCGTGTCCTTGTGGATTCGCGCTCTCAGTAAGTAGCGTCCACACTTGATGCACTTGCCTGACTCATCTAGTGTACCATCACAATCAGGCTGAGGAACAACTGGGGAGGGTTTACCGCTCCAGGGTATCGGTAATCGTCTGCGTCTTGTGTTTGTTAGTTTTTTCATCTAGGTAACCTATCGTTGCTACTCTTTCAAAATAACACGGAACCCGTCAGGTGTAGACCTATTTTTAGAAGATGACTATCTTGGCAGTTACAAATTTTTGGTTAGCTACACCCTCAGTAGCCCCTACAGTAAGTAACTCTACAGCGGGGTCTATTCAGATCGCTCATAGACGAGTCAATCCTGATGGAACCTATACTGCACCGTCCCCCATCAGAACCAACACAGTATTACCCAACACGGTTACTCCTCAGACGTATGCTAATCCTGGGGATGTTGCCCGTGATGAATTTCTTGTAAGTAACGATGGAGGGAATACTTGGCGAATTGTACCTCGGTCGGTGACTCTCACGGGGGCACAGTCTATTGGAGCCTTTGACTCAACTTGGGCGGTTGCCAGTCTGCCAGATACTCAGGAATCAGCAGCTACAGCCGTAGATTTTGGCACTTTTTTGGCAAGTAATTCAGCCACTAAGACTATCTGGATCATAAACCGGACTCAGGACATCAACAGTCTAAGTTTCAGCGTCCTAGATCAACTAAACAGGTTGACTGATGCCCTTAATGGTATTCTTCAGATCTCGATTGTAGGGGTATCGCCTGACAGTGGTAACGGTACTCTAAACACTAGCTTTAATGCCACTAAAATTTATTCTCGTGTTTTAATGGGTTCCGGGTTCTTTACCTTGACGGCAAACAACCCGACAGCTATTAAGCTAGAGCTTCAACTGGTAAACTACCCACTAACGGGGTTGAGCGAAAACATTGATTATCAGCTATCGATTGTACCTAACCCGGTATCAGCCCCATCAACCACAATAAACCCGGTAAGGGTCGGTAGAATCATTGATAGCATAAGCGATGAGGGACTAGCATCAGGGTTTATTCAAGACAGTGACGGCTTATATGTCTACCTGACGACGGACACCCCTAACACGATAGGATCACCCGCATCAGGTGCTAACATTGCTCAGCCCTGGACTGATAAACTGTATGAGCTAATCTGGACAAAATACAACACTGGTATCTTTACTAGCACTGGCGGATCGTCCACTAAGGGGGCTTCCGCTGCTGCTGACTATGCGGATAACAAACGGCTAACGCTACCAGACCTCAGGGACAAGACACTGGCAGGACGCTCCAGTAGTAACCCTCTAGGTAGCTCAGCGGGTGCAAACACTATAACCCTCACGGTGAACCAACTGCCTAGTCACACTCATACGGCTCAATCAGCAGGGGCACATACTCATACAACCGATTCACAGGGGAACCACTCTCACACAACCGATTCACAGGGGAACCACTCTCACACAACTGATTGGCAGGGGAACCATACTCACACTGTATCTCTAGGTGAATCTAGCAATACGGCTACTGGCGGGACTGCTACCAGATACAGATCAGGTGGAAATGCCCCAGTTGTAACTGATGCAGCGGGAGCGCATACCCACACAACTACTACAGCAGGCGCTCATGGTCATACAATTTCATCAGCAGGGGCACACACTCATACTACTGACTCACAAGGGAGCCATACTCACACAATCAGCAGTACGGGTTCAGGTGAACCTATCGGTGTAAGACAACCCACCAGTTACGTCCACAAGTTGATTTCTACTGGTTACTAAGAAAGTCTCTTACACCTTCTTGACACCTGACGAGTCCTCTGCCATACTAGGGGTGTAGTCAACGGATGCACCCAAATGGAAAACCTGAGCGAATACAAGATGGAAAACTTAAGCGAGTTCGAGGCAGGACGGCTAACTGGGATTTACCACACCATAGCCACACTGGAGTTAGCCGTAGAGGATATGGCTCCAGACGGCAAGAACCCCACGGCGATCGTAATTCGTCAGATCCTTAAGGAGTTGGTAGAACGGGTGAAGTCAGAAGCCCTCTAAAGAAGAACCCCCGACTTTTTAGCCGGGGGTTTCCTTTTTAGGACACAGTTCGAGCGTATTTCTCTGAGTTTGTTACCGTGAAGGGTGACATGAACGATACAGCCGCTACAGCAGGGATAGCATTTAGAGTCGGGCTGTCACCTGTATGATACAACTCGTTACTGGCTCTATAAAACAAGTCCTTATCAGGATGCCTATCCATCAAGTAGTCGATTACGGCATCCCTGATAGGTATCCACTGATGGCAAGTAGGCAGAGGCTCCCCCAAAGCACTAGCCAAGCTGGAATTAACTCGGACGTGTCTTTGCTCGTCCTCATTGATGCCTAGTGCCCATCGGTTGAACGCCTGACCGCCATGCATCCGGGCCAGAGCGAGCATCGGAAGAAACAACGTAACCTCTAGGCAAGCAGCTAGGGTAATCGGATGATAAGGTAGCCGCTGTGTATCTTTCAAAAACTGATGCACCGGGCTAGTGTCCACTGTGTACCCAGCTTCAGTCAGAAATTCTTCAGCATAGTGCATCCCTTTGTCGTGACGAGCCTCATCACTGATGTTGCTCTTAAGAACTTTCTCTACGATGCCAACGTTGAGTCCGGGGATACGTCTCATCTGACTGGTAACAAGTTCACCTACTGGGAGTTCCATCACCAGTCCTAACGATACAATCCTAGCCATCAGGTTGCCATCGTAGGTGTCACCCTCGATTTTAGACAACGGAGTAGGATTCCAGAAGGTAGGAACCCGGTTCCCTTTTTCGTTAACTGTAGTTCTTTCGATCCAAATCTGCTCTAGGTTCATAGTAGTTTTGTGGCTGATAATGTGACTAATCGTTGTGGGTTTAATTGCAGGTCGGGACGATTCCAGCCAGGGGATCTCCCTCTGCAACACAGACTCCTAAACTGGGGGCGATTGATAGCGCTAACAATGTTGAAGCTAACACTGCAAAGACTAAAGCTACTGGGTGATTCATTTGAGCTACCTTGTTTCAACAGTATAACACAAGTAACCCTGACGGTATGAGCCATCAAGGGTTACTTAGGGGCTAAGCACCACAGACCTGACAGAACCCCGCTGTAGGATCACACGCTGGGGTCAGGTCGATGCCAGACAAATCAACTTGAGTCACCGTCTTGGTAACTACTTGGTTTGCTTCCCGGTGAAAGTCGTAATACAGGCTAGGCAGTGGAGAGTACATTAGCCAGTTCACTAGAGCGTCCACGGTGAACTCGTAGTAGGTATCGTGGCTAATTGCATGGGCTAAGCCTGTAGAGTCCATCATCAGGAACCACTCGTGACTAATTTCTTCCTGAATTCGCACGTAGTCAGGCTGAGTCTTGATGGTCTCGAAAGATGGGTAATAGTGTACAGTCTGCCCGTCATGGTTACTGTCACGCTGAACTACATCGTTCCATACTGCCCAAATACCTCTAGCGAAGGTGTATCCTTTGAGGTCAGTTTCCCGAAAAGCGTGTGACTGGCTAGGCTCTACTGTAAAGACTCGCTCAAAGAAACCGTTATTCAGCTTAGCTACAGCTAGGTGAGCCTTCCACAGTTCGATTGCTAATCTAGTTTCTGTAAAGCCATCTGTTTGAGGAACACGTCCGGTACGGCTATAGTGTTCTCTGACGGACTTCAGAGCAGAGATAAAGTCCCTGTAAGTTATCTTGTAGTGAGCCAACAGGTTAGCCAGACCGAACGGGTCAATAGCGATTTGGCGGTCTATGCTGGCATCATTGAAGCTGTACTCTAGCTTCCCATCATTGTGCTTGTGCCAGTACGTCCACAAGGCTTTCCCAAACTTAAAGGCTTCCTTATAGGCAGGTACAATCTGCTCAATCGTTAGCCGTCCAAGAGGAACCCTGATGATGAGACAGCTATCATTAGGCTTCAGGTAAATGCCCTCACAGACGTTACTATAGAGGGTTCGACCTTCACTGTCGGTCTTTTCTTTTGCCAGCATCAAGCTACTAAAGTTTCGGGCTTCTGCAATAGCAAACTTTTGAGAGTCAGTCAGGTTAGCTAACTCTTCTAGTCCGGCATCGCCTTCTTTGAATCGAACCTCTCTCTTAAGGCTACCGGGGATTTGACCCAGATCAACAGCTAGGTACTCATCCAACAGCTTACCGCTTGCAGGATAACTCGTAGTGATGATGCCCTTCTTAAACCCGCCTTGGAGCATAATCTGATTGATAGAGCCAATCAGGTACAGCAAGCTGAACATTGAAGGCTCGTAGCGGTAAGCATCTAGAGCATTGGCTAGGGCTTCAAAGGATTCACGTCCACTAGCTTGCAATCCACCGCGGCATGGAGAACCTTTAGGACGTAGCAAACTGAAATCAAGCCCGTCCCCTAAGATAGCTCTGGTGCATAGAGCCTCATAAATGCCCATGTCACCTTCACAGGATTTATCTGTCAAGAGTGAGTCTTGAACGCGGATTAGCTTTGAGGAATCCGTCGGGTTAGCTTTAGGCATATCTTCCATTAGGATCAGCTTTACACCAGCCCCGCGCTTGATCCAGATCATTGCCTTAAGCAGATTCTCTATGGTATCGGCAACGGTCAAGCTACAAGACAGGGGTAACAGATAGGGAGCATCAAGCTGACCTGATTGTGCCTTCAGGTAGTTATC